TGCATCCTTCGCAGCCTTCTTCTCGGCATTGACTGCATCCTTCGCAGCCTTCTTCTCGGCCTTGACTGCGTCCTTCGCAGCCTTCTTCTCGGCCTTGACTGCGTCCTTCGCAGCCTTCTTCTCGGCCTTGACTGCGTCCTTCGCGGCTTGCAACGCTGCCTTGGCTGAACGGCGAACATGCTTCTTCAACATGGAAATCAACTGCTTTTTAGTCTCTCCGTTCAGGTGAGCCTTAATCACAGCAGATGCCCTCTTGTTGGTGCGCTTGGTGGTGGTAGTAGTAGTAGACATTGTAATCTTTTGTTGGTTGTTTAATATGAATTATTTAAAAAATGAAATCTAAATCAATTTCGCGAATCTTTACTATATTTTGGGCAAAATCTCGTATGGACCGGGAAAATATATGTGTTCATTACTCTCGCTGTGTAAACAAAATGAATTATAATAATCTTTTATATCGTTCTGTGATGCCTTGTAAATGGCATATAATTTATGTTTAGTTTCATACATACTTTCAAGATCCACGCCTATAAGTGCAATATAATATACATTGTCGCTATGTTTATACAACCAATGACTGATTGATTGTCCAGAATGTGCATAATTACATAATTTCATATCACGTTCAAAGAATTCATTTATCTTTATCCTGATACATTCATACGAGTTTATTGAGGGTTGTGGAATTATTGTACCCGAATAATCTGCAATACGACGTACTCCATTCCTAATAATGTCATACATTTGAGCAATATAAATATTATCACCGTGATATTCATTCATTTTTGATATAAAGTTAGATAATACGTTTATTCGTATGCATTTTTAATCAATTTTATATAATAATATATATTATTTTATTGTATATGGAGAACCTACCGAATGAATGTATTAGACATATTCACGATTATGATAACACATACAAGATTTTATTTGAAAAAGTGTTAACCCAATTAAACAATTATTCAAAATGGCATATAATAAAAAAAAACACATATATGGAATCTATCCCTATTCAGTATCACGGCATATTAAATTTAACACAAGAAAGTATAGATGACTATAATTATAGAATAAATGAATCCTTTGCTGCTTTTTTTTTAAAAATCTGCGTATAAATGAAAAAAAGGTTACATTTTTAATTAAAATTCTCTACTGTAATAATACTAATCTACTTCACTTTAACAATAACACTGGTTATTTGCGCTGATTTGTCCATAAGTGGTCTTACTCAATTCACATAGCTGATTGTGAATATTGTTCAACTTATCCTGCATACGCGCACGCTCATTGAAGATGAAATGCTGAACAGCGAGTTCCTTGGTACGAAGGGATTCTTCGAGACGTGCACAACGCTCGATGGCCTGCTCACGAGTGATTTCCTCGTCATTCTCAACACGCACTGGGTTGATATTTTTGCGGAAAACAAAATAAGGCGTTCCGGTGAATTTCTTATTCTGGTAAGGCTCGTCAGTCTTGTTCGACCCGTCTACCTTATGCTCGCCCTTGTGTTCAAGGGCTTGAAGTAGAAATCTACCCTGTTGCTCGCTCATCATATGAAAATGAATAAACGCTGAACGGTAAGTCGAACCATTACGCGCTCGGTTCTTCTTCACATCAATGCGGGAAACAAGACCATACTCCATTGCTTCTTCAATATACCACTGTAAATCCTCAGTGGTATCAATGGTGTGTCCGTCAACCATTACTTCCTCTGGCCACATCTGTAGATACAGACTGGGCATAATTTCTCCCTCCTCAAACTTGATAGGCGTCATTGCGGTGATTGCGGTCATTTTTACGTTATTGCTTTTATTATGAAATATATTAACATTTCATAATGAATCAATTTTTAATAACTTCATTATATTTTTTGACGAACTGTCATCAATAATGTATCGATATTCGGTTTACTACCTCTTATATATAATACTATTTTTGCATCCTTTGTTTCAGTTAACATTTTATTTAAATCTTTATTTTGAGAAAATTTTGCCATTAACGCGGTTTCACGTAATTCATTCGTGTTTACATTATCATCCTCCTTTATTGTATCTTCTCGTAATACTTCTTGTTTATATTTTCCGGTTTTACTTATTGCGTGTTTTGCTATTTCCAAATCTTTCGAGATTTTACTTCCACTATCTAATGCAAATTTATCATAAAAATCAGGAAATCCCTTCTTATATTTGTTTGCATACATATAATGATTTATACTATACCACGTTTTTCCATCCAGTTTAAACTCTTCTGTCCAATCATCACTTAATTTTCTACGCCAATTATTGCAACATTTGTCTTTACTTAATAAATGATAATTTAACATATTATCGGGGTTTATCATTTCTCCATTTCCTTTTCCGGGTTTTGGTTTTGAATTTGCTTTTCCGTGTATCATAAAAACGGTTTCTTTATCGTATAATCCGTATTCTTCTTCTTGTTCTTCCTGGTCTTCTTTATTCTGTATTTTTTCCTTCATATTTTTAAATTCATCTATTAAATAAAAATCACCTGAATCATTTTCCATACATTTTAATATTATTTTAACCTTTATATCATACGGTATTTCATCAAATTTTAATAATCCTTTGTTTTTATAAGTTATAAGATAATAATGATTCATATTATGTCCCAACATTACATATAAACTCGGGTTCTTAACTGTCATTTTATCATCGTTTATTTGGGTACATAATAAGATATTTTCTACATCGCCGGAATCAAAATATTCTTCTGATAATATGATTACTTTTATGTTCAACTTATACTCCAATACGCTTACTGCCCACGTATCTGCCCAAAAACGATTTGTTTCTATCATATTTTTCATATTATCTATGCTATCTATGTCTTCCATAAAACTAAACTCTCCTAATAATTCTGAGGTACTTTCCTTACTTGTCTTGTTTTCTCCGTATTGGGTGTGCAGCTGATTCGCCTCTTCTAATATACTATCACTTTGTTTTCGCTCTAATGTGCTTTCATGGCGTTTTTTTAATATAGTGTTTGTCTTTTTTTGTTCCTTCATTTTTATATCAAATCGCTCACTTTCCTCTTTAAGTGAATTATATATCATTTTATACTGGTCAACCAATTCCTGGGTCACTTCACTTGATACTATTTTGCGTAACTCCAATATCGTGTATGTTTTTCCCACCTTTTCAAATGCTTTTTGTATAGACGTAAAAAAACAATCCCCATCACCTGGTATATCTATAATCGAAAAATTATTATTTTTCATTGCATTTTCCACCCAACTATTTGTTTGGGACGTAACAAATTCATCTTGATTCGTTAATGCGATTTCTTTCGTCTCCTTTTCTAATGGCGTTCCACTATATAATAATTCTACACTTTCGGTTTTCTTTACACCAGGCAAATCTATTTCTGGTTTTTCCATTTTATTAACCATATACACCATCTTCTTTTTTATAAATTCCAGTGTTGCAAAACTAAATAATATAATATTTCCGTTCTCTATCATAATGTCACCATCTTCATCCAATGAATTAATCATATTATTTGCTTCTATTTCAAATACGCCTATTTTTACTATTACTTTATCGTTATGAAATAAATATACGGGATAAAATATAACATTGAAATCCGTATAATTATGTTTTTCTTTTCCTAATACTATTTCAATATCTGTATCGTGTATTTCATAATCATACACCGAACTATTATACCCTATATCTTCTTCATCTACCTGACGCGATTCCTTATATTGAATCTTATCTTTTAAGATTTGAGATGAAACCATTTCTAATATATTATAAGAAATTATAATATACCATTTGTACTAATTTATTTCAATTGAATCATAATATGATTTAATTACTTTTTCATAATCTTCATTATTATAATAATGATAATGAATTTTATTGTCCATTTTATTTAATTCCGTACCGCATATCTGGGAACAATATTGTACCTTGTCCAATATTTTGGTTTTAAATAAATGATGCATCAAGTACATGTACAATACTGGACTACACGTAAATAAAAAACCATATACATATTTCATATATACATAATATGAATTATATGATTTATATTTTAAATATATTGAAACAAGTGTACACGCCACAAATGCATAATAATAATACGTAAATCTATTTTTTTCGTATTGTATCATAAAATTATTTATCTTATCGTTAATATTTATAGATTTTAATTCTCGTTTTTCATTGTTAAAGACCAATACTTCCATTATTTAATTAATGCTTATTGTGTTTAAATTATTTTAATAAGTTATTAAAACTCAAACGGTTCAAGTAAATACCGATATTTAGTTAATAATAAAATGTTAAATAGTAGTATATAATGCCGAATTATACTTGTGAAAGATGTTTGAAAGATTTTTCGCAAAAATCCCAGTATGATAAGCATCAAGATAAAAAAATACCTTGCCAAAATAATAAAGGAAATAATGAAGAAGTTGTTGAAAACATTATTATACATAAAAAATTGATTTCAAATAATATTGAAAACATAATTACAAATACAAATACAATGGAGAAATCAAAATCATCATTCCCAACAATTCCTGCGAATAATTATACTACTATTAAAGAATATTATGATAATAATTTGAATAAAAATAAAGAATTGGTTGTAACTACAAATGATGAACCGACGCCGATTGATTGCGTAGAAGAAATGATTCACCAGATTCCCGAATCATTCTGGCAAAATGGAAATAATAAAATTTTAGACCCCTGTTGTGGATGTGGTAATTTCCCTTTTGTTATTTATTACAAATTGCTTAAATATCATAATAGAGAACATATCCTAACCAATATGTTATATTTTAATGATTTAAACATTCAACGTATAAATGTAATGCGAGACATTTTTGATTACGATTTGAATATTTATAATGAGGACTTTTTGAAAATTAATATTACACTAAAATTTGATTTAATTGTTGCTAATCCACCATACGCAAAACTATTACCAAATGGCAAGCGAGCATCAAAAAATCATAACTTGATTGGGTTATTTATAAAAAAATCATTGGAACTGTTAAATCCACGCGGATTATTACTTTACATCACACCCGATAATTGGATGTCCTGCGCTGATCGAAATTTACTTATTTGCGAATTAACAAAATTGCAGATTGTTTATTTAAATATACACATTGCGAAAAAATATTTCAAAAAAGTAGGTTCATCATTTGTTTGGTATTTAATTGAAAATACACCATCATATAAACCTATTACAATTGAAGGCATTTGGAATAAAAAAATATATAAAGATACCGTTCAAAGTGAGGAACGAAAATTTATACCTCTATATTACAATAACACTATACAGTCGATTTTACATAAAACGGTCGATAATACTGGTATTCCAAAATTTGATGTGAAAACCAGCAGCGATTTACATAAATATACAAAAAAAATATTAATTTCTGCAACACAAGATAACATTCATAAATATAAACTAATTCATACACCAAAACAAACCGTATGGAGTTCCAGACCACATAAATATCAAGATGGTTATAAAGTATTTATATCAACAACATCATATTATGGAACATCTGTGGATGATTGTGGAATGACGCAATCAATCGCATTTATACAATGTAAAGATAAGGAAGAAGCCTACAATGTCAGCAAGGTGTTGAATCATCCTATGTACAAATTTATAAATAACATTTGTCGTTATGGAAACTTCAATAACATTCGTATTCTACAACAGTTCCCTTATTGTGATAATTACGACGAAGTGTATAAAAAATTTAATATAACAGAACAAGAGAAGGTTTTTATTGAGACAAATGTATAATGTGGGAGGGGGGAGTGAGTTGTGTGAAAATATTATTTGCCTTCTTGAACACATAGAACTGGTTTATGTCCATATTTTTCGTGGAATCTTTGGGTCAACATTGTTTCAAGACCACGTACAGTTGATGCGTAGATTATTTTCGTCACGCCAAAACGGGTTTCCTCCGTTTTTTTCTTAGGACAGCAAATTCCGTAGATATCAACATTCATATTATGATGACGAATTGCCCTGAAATTACATTCTGTAATAATGTAGTTTGTGGTCGAGCAAGACCCTTTTTTCATCGCTCTGCTGGTACCACACGAATATGAACCAGACCAGCGATCACACAACGACGTGATTGTCATTCCAATTTTAACGATGTGTCCATTGTATGCAAGACAGTACAGCCATTCATGCTCGCAATTATTCCACACGGCTTCATCATTCATCGTGTAATCTACTTTCTTACCTTCGAACTCGGGGCTATCAGTAAAATATTCACGCTGTCTCTTAGTTATTGTTCCATCCTTTTTCATCTTGTGTGGGAAATTTTCCGGTGTGTTTAGTCTGCAACTCGCTACGTTATTTATTGGCTCATCGATAAGTTGTTGAAAATCAGTTATTGTGGGTTCTGCCTCTATTGTGAAGACAAAATTATCACCATTGTGATAATTATTTAGTTTACTGTACTCCGTATTGAGTTTTGCCATTATTGTTTATTGACTGTTGATTTAAATTTGGGAATCAATTTTGTTGGAATAAAAAACTCGAAAATATATTTTTTTTTGATACGAGCTCAATTATAAGTTATTGAAATTACTTTTTCAAGTAATCTAACAAATCTAAATATTTGAATTTTGCACGACTTGAACAGCTAATATAATCCTTTATCTTTAATGTACTTAATATTTTTATATCGTTTATAAATTCGTTATACACATCCGT